TACGACTTCTACCGGAACTGGCAGCGTGGTGTTGAGCGCAAGTCCTACGCTGACCGGCACTCTAACGGCTGCGGCTGGAACATTTTCAGGAACTTTGCAGACCACAGGATCGGTAGATATAAAAGCGTCTCGTGACATATATCTTAATACCAACAACCAACATCTTCGCGGTTTTACGACTGGCGCAGTCGGTAAATGGCTCATTGGTGTAAATACATCTAACAAAATCTCTATCGACGCTGATGCAAGCGGAACAGTTTTTGGTAGCTCTATTGCACCCGCTGGCTTGGTTGATATTTCTGCCGCTGGCGCTGGTCAGATCAAGTTCCCAGCTACACAGAACGCATCTTCGGACGCCAACACGCTGGATGATTACGAAGAAGGCACGTTCACTCCCGGCATAACTTTTGGCGGTGCTGCGGTTAGCATGACTTTTTCGCTGAGAGACGCAAGATACCTAAAAATAGGAAAGACCGTAGTGGCTTGGGGTTATCTGGGTTTCACAGCCAAAGGTTCATCTACCGGCGCGGCGCTTCTTACAGGGTTGCCGATAGCACACGAGAACAGCGCGGCTATGTATCCCGGTATAGATATTGGGTATTGGTCGGTGATGGCGGTGACTGATCCGATTGGTGGGTATCTTCCTCCCAACGGAACTAACGTAGTTCTTACGACATGCCCGTTCAGTAGCGCGGCAGCCGCTTCTTTGCAGCACACTAATTTTAACAACGGCAGTGAAATATCTTTTCGCATTACTTATAACGCAGCAGCATAAGGGAGCATGACGATGCCGCGCAAAGCAGTCATTAATCAGCGTGAAATTACTGAGAATGGAACGATCCAAGTCCGCATTGCCAAGCAGGTGGTTGACGCTGGCGAAGTCATTGCGTCTAGCTGGCACCGCTGCGCCTTGGAGCCGGGTCAGAATGTGGAGTACATGATCTCCGCTGTTGACGCCGATCTGACCAAGCAGGGCTACGGCCCCGTAGTCGATTGGGCTGGCGTCCGCGCCACTGTGGCCGCTGAACACACCTCGGAAGTCATCAAAGCTTACCAAGACGCCCAAGCCGCTGCACGGGCTGCTAGGGACGCAGAACGCGGACTGTAAATTGTAGAAAAATAGGGAATAGTGCCATGCTTGGAGCCTCCGAATATCTAACCGGCAAGATTACCGCCGCCATTGGCGGGCTATTCGGGGGTCTTGGCATCCTGACGTTTATCAAGCCCGCCAGTATCAACGAAGCGTTTATGCGTGGCGGCATTAGCACCGGCTCTGCCGTGATCTTTGCTGGCCCTATTCTTGACCGGGTTGGTCTGACAAACGACTGGGACACTCAGATTGCGTCTGGTGCCATTGTCGGCTTTACGGCATATTTTATTCTTGGCGCTATCGCCAACTTTTTCCGCAAGAACGAAAATTCGGACATCCTTGAGGTGGTGGACAAGGTGAAGGGGAAGAAGAAATGATCTTGCTCGTCAACCTTATTTGTCACCTAACTATTTTCAGCGGCGCACTCTATGTTGCGACGTACAACAAACGTCTTCCGCAATGGCACGTTACGCCGCTTTGGTACGCCGGAATGGCTTGCCTGCTGACGGCGTTGACAATTGTGTTCCAGTTTCTGTTTGGCGCGTCTTTCCCGCTGGCCTACGATAACGTCGGGATCATCGGAGAAACATCATTAAACATCTGTCTAGCTACCGTTGCCGGTAGCTTTTTTTATGCGACGTATAAGAAAAACAAAGAAGTTTTTGAAGAACAGCCGTTTGTCACAAAAACTTTTGCCGTAAAAAAAATGGCGGTAAAGAAAAAGAAAGCAACAGGCAAAAATGTTTGAACTTTTTGGTGGCGGTATTTTTGGCAGTTTGCTTGGCGGCGTGTTCCGCCTGGTGCCGGAAGTGCTGAAGTGGTCCGACAAGAAAAACGAACGCAGCCACGAATTGAAGATGTTTGAGTCGCAGTGCGAGCTTGAAAAGCAGCGCGGCGCTCAGAAGCTGGCTGAAGTGGCGGCGCAGAAAGAGGCCGCGCTGGACGTTGGCATTGCTAATGCTTTCAACGCAGCAATTAACCAGCAGACGGAAATGGTCAAGGCGGCTGGTGGCTGGGCTGCGGCCCTGTCGGCGTCGGTGCGTCCGGTAATGACGTACTACCTGCTGGTGATGTACGGGCTGGTGAAAATCAGCTTCATCGTCATGGCGCACAAAAGCAATGTGCCGTTTTCTGAGGCGGTGGTTAAAAACTGGTCAACCGATGACATGGCGCTTCTTGGAGGCGTTCTAAACTACTGGCTTATTGACCGCAGCTTGGCAAAGCGCGGTCTGTAATGAACCTGGCTCCGGCCATTGACATGATCCGGGCTTTTGAGGGGTTTGAAGCCAAGCCCTATTTATGCCCGGCAGGCAAGGCCACCATTGGATATGGCTCAACCTGGCGCTTAGACGGTAGCCCCGTTGAACTGACCGACCCGCCAATGTCGGAGGCTCAAGCGGTGAGCCTGCTAGAACGCGAGGTGTACGGCACCGCGCTGCCTGGCGTGCTTCGACTGTGCCCATTAACTATTTCGCAGCCGGGCGTGCTTAACGCGCTTGTGGATTTTACTTTCAATCTTGGCGTTGGGCAGTTACAAACAAGCACCTTGCGCCGAAAGGTAAACGCACAAGACTGGCAAGGGGCGCGTGAACAGTTAGCCCGCTGGGTTCGCGGCGGCGGGCGTGTCTTGCCGGGGCTTGTGCGCCGCAGGGCTGCGGAGGCCGCGCTTCTCCCACCATAGGAGGCAGCAATTCCAGCCCCGAAATTATCAAACAAAGTATTAGACGAAACAATAAAACAGGTTGAACGCTTCGGCTCAATAAAAAAGGCCGCAGACCAACTAGGTTTAAACGAAGTCACACTGCGCCGCCGCTATCGCATAGCAAAGGCACGCGACCCTCGCTCTGTGCAGTTTCAGGTAACGCCAATACCTGACGAAAACGTAGACACAGACACCCTTATTGAGTGGCGCAAAAAACAGTTTGCCAAGAAGCGCACGCACAAGGAATTAGCGAAGCTGCGCGAAGTGCGCGTAAAGGTGAGCGGGCCTATAGGAATCGCGCATTTCGGTGATCCGCACGTTGACGATGACGGCACGGACATTGCCTTGCTTGAAAACCACATGGACATTGTTAACGCCACCGAAGGCATGTTCGGGGCGAATCTGGGTGATCTACAGAACAACTGGGTTGGACGTCTTGCCCGCCTCTGGGCAGATCAGGGCACCAGCGCAAAGCAGGCATGGCAGCTAACCGAATGGATGTGCAAAAAGGTTGATTGGCTATACCTGATTGGCGGCAACCATGACGCTTGGAGCGGTTCGGGTGATCCGCTGAAGTGGATTATGGCGCAGGCCAATACTGCGTTCGACTACAGCGGCACCAGGCTGAACCTGAAGTTCCCAAACGGCAAGGAAGTGCGTGTAAACGCACGGCATGACTTCAGCGGTCATTCGATGTGGAACCCGGCGCACGGGCCGATGAAGGCGGCGATGGGCGGCTGGCGTGACCACATCCTGACTTGCGGCCACAAGCACGTTTCCTTTGTCGCTGGCCCGCTGAAAGACCCGGCAAACGGGCTGCTGTCCTGGGCGATCCGCTGTGCCGGTTACAAAACCTATGACCGCTATGCGGAGGAAAAGTGCCTGCCCGACCAGAACGCCTTCCCTGCCTGCGTGACAATCATCAACCCCATCTATGCGGACGACGACCCGCGCTTGGTGACGGTCATCCCCGACGTTGAAACGGGGGCTGACTATCTGACCTTCCTGCGCCGGAAATGCACCTGACCCCCGGCATCATGGAGGCGGCGTACTCCCTGCTGCGGGAGACGCCGCCGTTTGCCCGCTGGCGTCTGCCAGAGGCCGATGAGGTGGGCTTTGTGGTGACGCGAGACAGGCTGGTGAAGGGTGACTACGGCTGTGAGAACGGGAGCCATGTGATCCGCTTGAGCAGCGCCGTTATAGGCTCACTGGGTGAGCTTCTGATAACAATGGCGCATGAGATGTGCCACCTGCGCCAGCAGCTTGTGGCCCCTAAAGACGCGGCGCACCACGGGACGCGCTTTCGGCAGTACGCGGAAGCGGTCTGCCGGGTTCACGGCTTTGACCGCAAGGCGTTTTAGGGGTCTACCAAATCTTACCAGTTTTGTGGGAAATTAGGGCCAACCAGTCCAATGCAGTCCCTGACATTTCAGTAACTTACTGATCTGGCTGGCCCCTGTATCGGCCTCATAACCCGAAGGTCGCAGGTTCAAATCCTGCCCCCGCTACCAATCAAATCAAGCACTTACGAGCGGTGCTTGGAAGGCACAAACGGGCCTTGTGGCAAAATCCTACCAATCCCGGTCAGTTCAGCCGTGCCGATACGCGCTCCGACGCCTCGGCCAGATGCGGCAGCGGTAGGTGAACGTAATTGTCTATCATGGCCGGGGACAGCCAGCCACACAGGTCTTGCATCGTCTTGCGGTCTGTTCCGTCCTGCGCCAGCCAAGTGGCAAAGGTGTGCCGAATGTCATGGAACCGAAACCCCGCAGGAAGCCCAGCGCGGGCCACATAGCGCCGCCACTGGGCATGGCAGGGCGGCTGCACCCCAAACACCAGCCCTGCCGCGTGTGGCCGCTGTAGGCGCTCCAAGACGGCTACGGCGGGCGTTGAAAGCGGGCAGACAATCAGGTTTTTGGCTTTGGTCTGCACCGGCATGACCCACGCCATGCGCCTGGGGATGTCCACCCGGTCCCAGGTCAGGCCAAAGACGTTGGACTTGCGCAGCCCCGTCAGGAAAGCAAATCCTACGGCTTCCTGAAGGCCGGGCGGCAGGATCGACACCAGCGCCTTGGCCTGCGCCGGGGTGGCAACCTGAACCTTGCTGTTGTGCCGCTTGCTGACGTAGGAGCGGTAGGCCGGGACGCTGGGTATCCACTCCCATTCGCCGCAGGCCGTGTTCATCACGCTGCGCAGGGTAATCATGTAGTTTTGCTTTGTGCCCTTGCTGGGCTTGCCCCGGCGCGTCACCAGCCGGTCCAGCGTCTGATCCACCCAGTCGCGGGTGATTTCGCCCAAGTCCATGCCAGCCGCTTCCTTGCGCCAGAAAGCGAGGTGGTGGGTAGCGTCCCGCAAAGTGTTAATGTCGTCGTTTTCGCGCAGCCAGCGTTCTGCCGCTTCCTCAAAGCTACGAGTAGGCTTTTCGTTCAGGTGGCGCTGCCGCCAGAACGTCGCCTTCAGCGTATCGTGAAGTTCCTGCGCTGTCTTGCGATCAGATGTTTCAGCAGAGCGTCTGTATCGCTTCCCGTTTGGGAGCGTGATGCTGACGTAATAGGTCGAACCGCGTTTTTCGAGTGCCACGTTGTCACCTTCGTTGCGTTGATGAGTTCTTCCACGTTGACTCGCCACGCCGCGCCAAAGCGGTAAGCGGGCAACCGGCCCGAAGTTACCATCCTGCGAAGGGTTTTGGTGCTGACCCCTAGCTGGCTGGCGGCTTCAGACAGTGGGATTAGAACCATCTGTTGCGGTTTTGTCAACATGATGCTGTAGGTATGACAGGAAATCATCGAGCTTTAGCACAATCCGCCAAGACTGGTTGTTCTGGCGAAACGCGACCACCGGCACATCGCCAGGCCCGCAACAGGCTTCGACCTGTCGGCACCACTGCATGATGGAGAGCGTTTCACGGCGCTTTACTTCGATGCGGAAGGGACCAACCTGTACATCGTCGCCACTGTCGCGGGCCTGGCCCAGCTTGCGCTTTATGTCAATACCAAGCCTCTCGCTTAATAGCGCGGTCAGTTCCCTCTCCGCGCTCGCGCCTTTGTTCCGGCTTGTCCTGCCGCCCATCCTTTTGCCTTTCCGTTAATTCAAGCAAGCGCCGCGCTTCGGCGGGCGATTCTTCGCCCAGTTCATAGTCAATCAAAAAATGCCGAACGCGGTCCATCAGCGTAGTCATACGTTGCCCCTCAAAATGGTATTTCGTCGTTCAACTCGTCGTCGCTAATTTTCGGTATCTCACTAAGGTCCACTTTTTTGCGGCGTCCACCCCTAGCAGGCCGCACAGCAACAATCGTTGCTTCTGGGAACCTTTCCTTGATGGCGTCAATGTTAGGGTCTGCCGTCAACTTCGCTTGCGCCAGACGAAGTTCTCGGCTCTTGTAGTGGCCCGCGCCGTTCTTAAACAGTCGGCCATTGTCAGAATGTTTGTACTCAACCCAGCCTTCGCCCGCATCTACTGGTTCAGCGAAAGGGATCAGTTCAGGGATAAACAAATGGCTGTCACAGCCGTTCTGCTGTTTTGTCCCGTTTATTTGCTCGTTGTGTTCGGCGCATGACCATTCGCCTTCCGCAACAGGCGAGGCATGGCAACAGGTGCGACAGTTCATGTTCGCCAGCGCCTTCTGGTGGCAAATGGGGTGCATGTCGCACATCTTGCACTCAAAATACGCCGGATCATTGCTCAGACGCGGCGGCGCGTGTGTCGCCTTGATGACGCGGCTGGCGCGGTCAATCATCGCCTCAAACGCAACCTGGTCGAAATGCAACCATTCCGTATAAGTATCGTCCGTGTCCTTGTTCACCGCGTAGTACATCGCCCGTGTCAGTTTCAGCAGGCCCATGTAAACTTGCATCTGCGCGTAATGGCGGGGCTTTGACTCCTTAACGCCTTTCTTCTGTAGGTCCGCGAACGATTTGGCGCTGTGAGTCTTGATTTCCAGCACCGCCCAAGTCTTAGGGCTTTCAGGAAAACCCTTGGCGATGCCGTCCACGCTGCCGCCAAAGTGGCCGCTTTCGTCCCGGCAGTCGATCTGCTTGCCGTCCTGATCCGTGTGCAGTTCGATGCCAATACCGCGTAGTTCTTCGTAAACGCGGGCTTCCTCGCGCTTGCCGGTGTTGAACAGGCGCAGGATGCGCGGCTCAAAAATAGGCGAGTGTACCCAGCGGAACGTCAGCCACAGATAACGCTCGCATGGGTGCCCGATAGCCGACGCGCCCAAGTGATAGCGCGGCTGGTCAGGCTTAGATTGCCACCAGTCGGCTACCGCTTGACGTGTGCTGTGCTGGCTTTCGGGCACCCATGGCGACATCGCTTACTTCTCCCAGGGCTTCTTGTTGTTATCAGCCTTGGCCGTGGTGGGGGTTGGCGATGACGAAGCGGCGGTATAGGCAAAAATACGGTTGCGGGTGGGGTCTTTGGCGTCAAGGCCAACATCGACGTTCATAACGATGTCGTGAAGCTGCTCGGTATTGGTCAGCTTCGCGCCCTTGGCAAAGCCCAGCGCCGCGCAGATGTTATTCAGTTCTTCCCGCGCAATGTCCTCGGCCTGCTTGTTAGGGTTGGACAGGTTTAGGTTCTGCCAGAGGCGGCGTCCAGCGTGCTTGCCGTCCACAATCTCAAACGTCAGAGCCAGGTACTCGCCATCACCGCGCTTAGTCTGCTTGATGGCGCTTTCGGTAATCATGGCGCTATAAACGCCGCGCGGCAGCGGCTCAAAACTCCGCACCTCGCGCGGCGCGGCTTCGGCTACGTCAAAGCTAAAAGTAGGCATCGTTCACGTTCCTTTCTACTTGGTGTTAATAGCGTTGGTGAAGGCATCCCATGCCAACGGGATAGAGTCGGGCAGGCCATAGCGGTTTTTTGCCATGTAAGCTGGGCGTTCGTTGCAGAACAACAGACGTTCGCCAGTGGATACGCCACGCGCCACAGTTTTGTTGAAGCCTACATCGTCCTTGCGGATCATTGTTTTGTAATTGGCAAACAAAACCGCGTCAGCCCATTCGCGGATTAGCGCGTTACTACGGTCTTGCAGCTTCGGCTGATAGCGGTCAAATGGTTCCGTTTCTGGGCTGTCGAAACGCTTAATAGTGCTGTGCGCAATCAGAATGACGCACATGTTCTTGTCATTCCTCAGCGCGTTCAGACCGTCCAGCACCGTGCGCCACTTGTCCGCCGCAATCATCGCGCCCTTGCCGTAGGCCAAGTCCTTAGCGTCATGCTTGGCTTCCACCTCGCGCCAGATAAGAGTTTCCAGCCAGTCCAAGCTGTCGATCACCACCGTTTTGAAGCCGTGTTCCTGACGGTACAGAGAGGCAATGGCTTCAATGACGTTTTCCGCGCTTTCAGCCATTGGGAAATGGTCGATCTTGATGCTGCCCAACCCATCTTCAGTTTGAATAAAAATTGGGTTGGGTGCGCCAGCGGCAAACGTAGTTTTGCCAATGCCTTCGACGCCATACAACATCACGCGCGGTGCTGCGATGCTTTCGTTCCTCTTGATGCTTTTGAGATCAAACGCCACTGATTTCCTCCACGGTGAAATACGTTTTTGCAGGCTTCACCGTGACCACGGTGGCAAGGACGCGCCAAAGGTCTGGGCGTTCTGCCCTAATTTGCTTCAGCATTGATTCATCAGGCTCGCGCTTGACCTTGATCGGACGCAGGCTGATGGGCCACATCTCGGCCATGCGCTCTAACGCATTGATGTCGGCCTTATAGGTCAGCTTATTGGTCGCAACCACCTTGAGGCCGTTGTCCAGCAAGACAGATGTGCGGCCTTCTTCTTTGGTTTCCATCTGCTCGATTAGCTGACCTTCGATGGCAAGGCGTTCGGCGTTGGCCGCAGCTTCGCGTTCTTTTGCTGCACGCCATTGGACAGCAAGTTCTTCCAGGTTTGTATTTTTCACGTTGACCCCGTGTTTTGCGTTGGAAGATGGAACCTAATGCGCCTTGCGAAAATAGCAACAGCTAATTCGGCTTCACCCAAATAATTCTTTGCACGGCATCAACCGGCACATCTACGGGCGGCGATTCCAGCGGCATGTGCGTGTAATTTTATTGCTCATAGCCACGCCGCAAAACACTTACCAAGCTGATTTCACGCTCTGCCAACCGGGCGCGGAACCAGTCAGTTTTGATTGTCATACGTTTTGTTGCTGCTCGTTGAGATAGGTGTTGACGTTTTCGCATCGAATGATGCACGTTGCCCACCGCGATTGCAACACGGGGCGTTTATGGAAATCAAGAACCGGAAAGAACCGGCGTTTAGCGTTGTCTCCACCCTTGGCGGCGTTCGCGCAACCGCTGCGTTGCTGGAAATTGACCCCAGCGCGGTATCGCGCTGGCTGACTGCCAAGGACAAGGGCGGCACGGGAGGCGTCATCCCGCAAAAGTATTGGAAGCCGATCCTGCGGCACGCCAAATACAGCAAACTGGAAATAACGATCTCCGACCTTGCCTTGATCTGAGGACCGCCATGCAAAACAGCGGCTTCCTCGCGGCGTTGGGCGAACGTCTGACGGATGACGAATATTTGTGGGCCTGCGCCTTTGCGGCAAGCCCGGATCAAGGTCAGTGGGCGGGGCGCTATTACCGCCTGCGAGCTAACCAGGCGCAGCTTATTGACGCGGCGTCAGGCCAAAACACCTATTTCTGCCCTGCGATCCTAACGCCTGACGAAACCGGCGCGTTCAAGCGCACCAAGCGCAATTTCAAGCGCCTTGCCGCGTTGGGCGCGGACGATGCCAACCCGGCAGACGTTAATGGGCGGCTGTCATGGGTGGTGGAAACGTCCCCCGGCAAGCGGCAAATGGGCATCCTACTGGACGCGGACGACCCAGACTGCGCAAACCTGCCGCTGGTGGATGCCGTCATGCAGGCCCTGGCCGATGCCGGGCTTATTAAGGCTGACAAGTCGGGCAACAACGCGGTGCGCTACATGCGCCTGCCCGTTGGCACGAACACCAAGGACCGGCCCACAGGCCCGTTCGCGCACCGGCTGGAACATATCGACCTGTCCGCGCGGTACAGCTTGGAGGACGCCTGCGCGGCGTTCGGGCTGGACCTGGCCGCGATCCGCGACGGCGTGAAAGAAGCGCCAGCCGGGGAGCGCCTGCCAACCGGCACCGACCACGCCAGCCTGATTGCCGCCCTGTCCGCCGACGCGGGGGAGCGGTCCTATCACGATCCCCTGATGAAACTGAGCGCCAAGCTGGTGACGGCGGGGCTGCACGGCGGGGCAGTGGTCGAACACCTGCGCGGCCTGATGCTGGCGGTGCGGCCCCAGGATGATCTGACCCAGCTAGGCCGCTGGCAAACCCGCTACGATGAGATACCGCGCCTTGTTACCAGTGCGGAGCAATTCCGCACCCGGCCCATTGAGATTGCGCTGGGCGAGCCGGATAGCGGCTTGCTGCTGGACCTGGCGGAACTGGAAAAGATCAGCGCGAACGTCCGCTGGCTAATTAAGGGGCTGGTACCAGCCGATAGCATGGGCATGCTATTTGGCGCGTCCGGGGCGTTCAAATCCTTTCTTGCGCTGGACCTTGCCCTGCATGTGGCAAACGAGATGCGTTGGTGTGACAGAAAAACCACACATGGCAGCGTGGTCTATGTCGCCGCAGAGGGCGGCGCTGGTATTTATCGCCGCGTGGCCGCTTGGCACCAAAAGCACAAGCTGCCTCAAACCAAGGGCTTTCACGTTTGCATCACCCCGCTGCTGCTGACGCTGGAAGATCAGGTAAAGCAGCTTGCCGACGCAATCCGCGCCTTACCACAAATGCCTGCCCTGGTAGTGATCGACACCCTATCCCAGACGTTTAGCGGCGACGAAAACGCGGCAACCGATATTGCCGACTACATCCGCCTGCTCAACACTTACATCCGGGCTGAGTTTGGCTGCACTGTGACAATTTTGCACCATACCGGACATGCCGCCAGCGAACGCCCGCGCGGTTCCAGCGCCATAACCGCAAACCTGGACTTCCTCTTAGGATGCTTCCGGCCCGACGCCGACGCCCTGGCTGCGCAGCTTGAAGTCATTAAGCAAAAGGACGGCGATAAGCTGGACAGCCAGCACTTTGAGCTAGAGCGAGAAGTGCTGGGCGAGGACAGCGACGGGGAGGAAGTCAGCAGCCTGGTCGCGGTCTATCACAACATCGTTGAGACACTCAAAAGACACGCCGAAGAACTGACCGACCAGCAGCGGGCAGTGCTGGATATTATGAGCTACGAAAACTCCACCACGGCGGATCAGATGATTGAAGTGCTGGCGGAAATGACCAACGAAAAAGCCGCACGGCGCAATGTCAGCCGCGTGGTGGACCGGCTGATAGAACTGCGGCTCATTAAGCCGACGGGAACGAAGCGGTGGCGGCGGGTTTAGGCGTCAAACCGTGGCCGTTCCTCGCGCGTGTTCCATAGCGCAATCGCCGCGTCCAGGTTGCCAGCCGTGGCCTGCGTCTCAACCGGACATTCTTCATTGCCGCATATCACGGCATAGCGGTCTGTAAAGCCCACGCGCCCGATTTCTGCCTGGTGCCCGCAAAAGGGGCAGGGCAGGACCATGTTAATCGTTGGCGTCATTGGCTCGCGCTTTCTCTAGGCGTACCTTCGCCAGCTTTTTATAAAAATCAGGGTCGCCGCTAGTCACGCGCCGGTCTTTCTTTTCGCCCGTCGCGCTCTTGCCGCCCTTTTTCCCAATACTCGCCATGTACTTCTGTATCTCTTTGCTAACCATTGTTCTTGTCCAATTCTTTAACAATCAATTCCGCATAACCGGCTACGTCTCGCCAGTGGTCCGGCTCGTCCGGGTTGCCATGCACGATGCGCGACAGCTTCATGGCGATAAGCTCCAGGCTCTCCATCTGCGGCAGGCTCAAATCCTTCCAGCGCGGGCAGGCCCGCAATAGCTGCTTGATGAACTGCGCCGCCCTGGCTTGGTCTGCATAATTGCCGTGCGTCTTAGCGCGTTCGTTTAGTGTGTCCG